CAGAAACTGTAAACGCAGCAGTCTGTCGAGCATATGCCGTGCCTGATGTGCTAACTTCAGTGCCGCTAGCATCGTCAGCAGGATTAGATGTAAACAACGCCAAATACCACGCCGTTGGGCGCGTTACAGATGTTACAGTAAACACATAATTTAAAACATGTGTCTCAAAGGTGTCCGAAAAGCTCATTATGAATAACTCCTAATTCTCATGCGGCGACCAGAACCGCCTGTTTTTGATCTCTCGCCTTCTAAGTTTATAGCATTAATTGCCGCCTGATACAAAGTCCCCCATACCTGTAATCTTGGATCATCTTTTAAATAAGGTGCTGAATGCATTAATGCACCATATAAATAAGCATTAGGAAAATATTCTAAAGCCCAGTTTGTTGTGTTTGTTGCGCTTAACGCATCAATACGAGAGAAGTAATATAGCTCAGTTGTATATGTGCCATCTGGCGTTGGATAAACTTCTATCTCGCCTGCTGTAACCGCATAAAACGCAGGCTTACCAGCCGCATCGCCAGACTTGTAGCGCCGATCCAACATCTCTGCTTTGCTAAGTAATTCCAATGCACGAAAGTCGCCAGAGCTAATATGAAAGCTAATAATCTCAAGAAAATCAGCAGGCAGGGCGCTAAACTGACTGTCAATCGGCGCAATCGCACGTTCTTCCTGACGCCAATGCCGCAAGTTCATATTTAAGTCACTCTCAGCCATCGTAATAAAATCAGGTATGACTGATGTTAAATCATCGCGGTTTAGAAAATCCGCAATGCTTGCTTTTAGTTCATCATAGGTTGTAAGTGCCATTTACCATTTTACCTTATCTGCCCAGTACGCAGCACTGGTTTTGCCCTTCTTAATATTCTTAGAATGACGCGCCTTAAACGAAGCACGCTTCTTCTTCATTGCCTGAGTCTCTCCTGCCTTTGGCTTGCCAGATGTCTTTGCACCCTGCTGACCAAATCTAATTGTTTTTGCGTTGCCCGTACTTGGGTCTTTTGTCACAACAACATGAGATTTAGTCGGATGGCTAGGGGTGCGCTTGGGTTTATCAAAACCAGACACTCCTGCACGTTTTAAGCTGGGATGCTTCTCCTTTGGCATTATTGCATCTTTAATAAATAATTTAACGCGTTGTTATCTAGCTGATCTAAAAAATCCCTAGAATAAAGCTGAACTAACGATGCAGGGTATTGTCTTTGAGATTGCATTGGCATGCCACGCCCTGCCTCACCCATACCCATCATAGCATAATCTGGTGCTGGTGACATTGCAGGTGCAGCAGGTCTTGCCATAGGCATATCATAAGTAGAGCCTGCAAATTGATTAGCTGGTCTAGCCATAGGCATATCATATGTTGGGCCAGTAAATGGATTAGGCATAGAAGCTGAAATGTTCGGCCCTACTCCGCCAAATGGCTCTAACGGAGACATGTAGGCAGAATTAGCAGGCATACTCATGTCTGGATAATCAGAACCAGGTATAGCTGGCCTAACTCTTGGCCTTACTACTGGAGCAACAGCAGGCGCATCAGAAGCTACATCAGGTTCATCTAGCAAACCACGACCACGATAAAACTCTTCTCGCCTAGCTCTGCGACCTGCATCTTCAGAACCATAAGGCGTAGCCATTAAATTAGCTAAAGCAGAAAATATGCCGCCACCCTCAAACGTGTCGCCCATCTGTCCAGCGCCACCACCATCAATCATATCTAGGAAATCTAAAAATCTAGCCTGACTTGCCATTACTTCTTACCCTTCTTTTTTCTGCTTAGTCTTTGCTTTGCATCGCCCTGCTCTCGAACACTCTTTTGGCGTTGGACAACCACGACACGGCTTAAACTTAGTCGGTCTACCCTTTTTACCTCCATACGTCCCTTTTCCCATAGGCATAGCTATCTCCTTTTTTGCAAACCTACCACATTATGCAATCCCACGCAAATTGCGTTTTATTGTGCCTCGCCAACTACTAAGCGCTCCAGATATAGCCGTGGCAGCATCACTCGCCATTGTCAAACATAAAGCATCAGCTAAATCTGGTGAGCGCAAACCACGCTTACGCATTTCATCCTTGCTCTCAGCCTTCATCTTGCCTGACGATGTAAAACTATAACGAATACCCGTTAACTCAGCCAACAACTGATCGTCTTTGGGTAACTTACAAGAACGATCCTCAAGCCAACCCTTGGTCTTAAACCAAAGCTCACTACGCAAATTTAAATAAGTATCACCCATGCTAGGAGCTTCCGCCACATTTACCCCACGCACAGGTAAACCAATCTCACGCAATCTATCCACAACACCAGAACCAACGCCAATACTATCCACAAGTATCTCTCTAGGCTGGCGCGAAGGCGGTAACGCCTCATACTCAGCAACAACACGACCAACAGTCTGCATCAAATCTAACCCAGACCAAGAACGCATCTCAGTCACAATTGGACCTTGCCGCTTACATAACGCAGTTTTGTCAGCACCAAACCTAGCTACATCCAAGCCCCACACGCTCTGCGTATCATCATCAATCTGCACATCACGATGCAGCGCATTCTCAACAAGATGAAACGGAATAATCGTGTCGTCATCAGCAAGCGGAAATTCACCTAACACACGAATACGAAAAGCATTACTCTCCTCACCATAGCGCAGCTTCATCTCATCAACAAACTCATCGCTCACCAAAGGACTATCAACGCATGACCAACGGCGCGTCCACCAACTGCCAGAAAGTCTAGTCTGGCTCTCAAAAAACGTGCCACTACTTCGCGTGGGGTTGCTCAACATAATGGTAGTCGCGTTGTGACCAGACATAGAACCAGCAGCAGCCTCAAATACCTGCTCTGGTACACCGCTAGCCTCATCAACAACCAACATAACATGCTCAGAGTGAACACCTGCTAATGCCTCTGGCGTTTCAGCGCGACTTGTCCTAGCCGAAATAAACATCTCACTGGGCGCAGATGTATGCTCAACGCGATCCGACTTTACATTCAGCACCTCGTGAAACGCAGGCGGCAATTCATTAATCCAACGCTTCATCTCAGCAAATAATGCATCAAACAACTGACTAGACGTAGGAGCAGTCACCACAACCTTATTCGGATAATGCATCAAAAAATACCACAACATCGCCCAAGACGCAGCAGTTGACTTGCCCGTACCATGCCCAGAACGCACGCTAATCTTACGCTCACCAGACGCTATAGCTTCCAGAAACTCAGCCTGGTAATCCAATGGCTCTACGCCAAGCACCTCACGCACAAACAATGTAGGCTTTTTGGAGTAGCGCTGGGCAAACTCCATCATCGTGTTTTGCGATAAATCATTCATGCTCAACAACCTTCATCTTACGCAGCGCATCTAAATGCAGGTCACCAATATTAATGTTGATCTGCTGATTAGCTCGATTGCCATACTTCTCAGGGTTCCAATTAGACGCAGCTAAATTGTGCTGACCAACTTTTTGCTTCAGCAAACCTAAATCAACTTGAGTAACATTGGCCTCGCTAATATCACGATCCCCACCCAAAGCCTCCATGATCTCACGCTGTCTGCGATCATTAACCTCAGAAATAGCCTCAAAACCTGCCTCGAAATGCGCGTCAGCCGCAACACGCCTAGCCTCATCTATCGCAGTAGTTAACTCAGGATCACGCAAAATCATGTTACGCAAAGACCCAGCATGAACATCTAAATCTCGCGCTAGGCTTGCTATGGAATTACCTTCTAACACCCACTCACGCAGATATTCACCGCCACCCCTCCGCTTAATCTCAGCAAGCGTTTTCCTAACCATCGGCCTACCTGCCATACTCTGCTCCTCACAAATTTTACAGAATTTTAGCATGATATTCAGCAAAAGCAATACAGGGGGGGGGTGTGGGGGTCACAGGGAGGAAAACATTGCGTGTAAGGGAGAATACACAAAACAAAACGTGACCCCTACGATTTGTATAACATAAAATTTTGTGTGTGGGAATGTATAATAATAATAGGGGTAGGCAAAGCTTGACGGGGGGGTCAAAGTCAAACAAAGCCTAGCAAATGCTTTTCGCATAATATGTATTATGTTAATTTTTTGCCTATCTTATTGGGCATACGCAAGGATTAAGCGTAAAACTTGACTTTCAAGCAAGAATATTGCACGCGCGCGCCTGTACACAACTGATGCTTTCAATGTGTGATTTGTTATCTTTCCTTTATCTTTCTCTATAATAATTGCTTTACAATATCTTTGCAATATATTAGAGTGATTCGTATAAACACAAACAAACGAGGATAAAGCAATGTATAGACCAATATATAAAGACCCAAGATACACAATAACCAAAGAGTGGACAGGAAAAGAAAAGCCGCAATTTGTTGTTCGCTTTTGTGATGAATGGATTTGCTCAACTCCTTTTTACAGTAGCGCCGTTGGGCGTGCCGTTGGACACGATGCAGAGCGCCGAGGCGCTTTAGTTTTCACAGCGCAAGAAGCTTGAAACATCGCTTAGAAGCGCTGCAAAGCGCTTCCTTGCCATGCATCAAGCATGAACAACCAAAACAAACGAGGATTAGACAAAATGAAACTTAAAAACATCGGTTCAAATATGACAGAATTAAACTTCAATGGCATTTCTGTTTTATTTTCATATGAAACGCCCGTAGCTGGGTGGGATGATAAAGGAGCGTTTAGAACAGACACAAACTATAGTCGAACAACTTCCAAACACATTAACAAGTATCTTGGCGGTAGCGACATTGGGCGCAAGGTTTCTCAAGAATATATCACCGACCTAACTTCAGAGCAGCAAGTTATTCACTCCAAAGAATATGTTGCGTAAATAGGAGTTTAGAAAATTGGATTACACAACAGATAGATTTGAGGTGGACTACTGGCAAGGAGTGCTAGTGTTCACCAACAAAGAGACAACAGAAACTAAGGTTTTGAAGCTTTATAAGAACAACAGACTTGCAACGCTAAACGAGTTCAAAAGCTGTATTAAATCGCATGGCCTAGATAGAGCGTGTGAAACGTTCTTTAGAATAGCCACAACACAATAGGAGTTTAGACAAAATGAAACATTATTTAAAAGAATTGAAACATGAAGCACCAACAATAGCAGCTTTCTTATTTGCTGTATTTGTTATCTTGAACGCGCCAACGCTAAGCAAATACTTTGCCTTAATTATGCTTGATATATTGTATTGATATTATCACAATAATATGTTTATAATATTATATAACGAATCAAACGAGGACTAGACAAAATGACAACAGAATTAGAGAACAACATTATCCAAGCGTTACGCGAGTATTCGCCGCTAATCGCTACAATCAAGTTAACTAAAACTATGATTGATAAGCACATCATAGACGCGAATGCATCAGTACGAAAGTTTAGCCGTCTATATGATGTAGATTATGACACCATGACAAACGGCGATAAGGTAAGCATTGACGCTAAATACGAAGACGGCACGCCATGTAAAGTTAATTTTTACCGTACTCAATCAAGGTCAGATAGGCGCGTTTCAATTAGCGGTATCAAAAAGCAAGCTAACGTAGGCGACACAATAGCAATAACTTTAATTAACAACGACACAATAATTATAAACGTTACTCACAAGGTAAACGACAAACTAACAGCATAGGATTAGACAAATGAGAATTAAGCTAGACCAATGGCAATTAATGCAAGCTATAGAAGAATATTTAAACGAAAAGGATATTAATTTTGACTTAACCAACACTTACACAGAAATGTACGCCCAAGTTACTGAAGACATAAGGCAGCATAAAAAGCATAAGAACGGCAAAGTTGTGAAGAATGAATACGGCCACCCAGAATGGGAAACAGTAGGGCAAGAAACAAAATCCGTTCACATTAAAGAAGATGACGAAATAGAAATTTTTATAGATTGTTAAATTTTCCTCAGTAGTCGCAAGGCTACCAACTAAGCCCGATGTTAATCGGGCTTTTTTTCTGCCCCACTCCCATACACCCGTCTAAGCAAACGTAAGGCCTCATGAGAGACATGAAGCAAGTCTTTGCTAGGTATGGTCCCCAAATGCTTCCCATCCTTCCATACGCGCAGCCCATCGCTGTACACGCTCCATCTTAGCGGCGTGTCGCTTTCATCAATTCCGTTTTTCTCCATAATATCGCTTTTCGCTCCTCTTCATTCCATTTGGGTAAATCGACTTGCAAGATTGAGCGCCTATTCGCAAAGCCGCGCAACTCTTCCAAATCATCAATTGAGTTTAGTTTGTCAGCAAATGTAAGCAAGGGTTTTATCTTACTGTCACCACGAGGATAAACCCTAGCTTTGCCCTCGCTTATTCTTCTCTGCAAACTCTTAGAAAATTCTTCCATTCTTTTTCTCGCTATTATTACTACTATTATTATTAAACCTATAGGGTTTAATATAATAATAGTCAGAAATACTAATGTTGATTAATAGTATTATTTACTATTATTTTATATTAAAACTATTATTTATCCCACCTAACCCATTGTTTTTATTGCAGTTGCATTTTAATAGTATTTATAACGCATCCTTTGTTTTGCCGTTTTTGTCTGTAAACCATATTTTACCCAAATTAATAGCGATATGACCTTCATTATGCAGTCCATCAAACGCTTGTTTATATGTAGAGTGAGGATTAGACGCGCCTGCAACTTTGCCCAGAAAGTGTTCCTTTATTTTCTCTTCATCTATGCACCAATACTTGCCACCTGTAGGCCAACCAGCCCCACTTGGGTTTGGTCCACCTGTTTTTTCGCCGCGCAACTGGTAAAACACTTCTTTAAACAACTTTTGATTTTTGCCAGTTATAGCTTTCTTTTTCTTTTCTTCCATTTCATCTTGTGTAGCTTCACGAATAACGCATGTTGTGACTTGATCCCCATCAGCGTCTTCCCCTAGTTCAATTACTTGCAGAATAAAGTTAATTTCTGCGCCTGTTTCTATGTCTCGTTGTTTTGTAGCTCTTGCGGTTCTAATGCGCGTTTCTTCGTCAAATGATAGTTCAATTTCAGTATCGCAAGCGGCGCGTAAAGAGCTAGCCCCACGAGCGCCACGAGATGTGTCTTTGCCTGAGTGGTGAACAAGCATAATGTGAATACCTGTTCTTTCTCTAATTAGGTCCAGCCCTGCAATTAGTTTTGACATTGATGAGTTGTCATTTTCATCCATGTTGCCCAAAGCTGTAGCCCTGGATAATGTGTCAATCACCATCATAGACACTTGCCCACGTTTTTTGCTGATTTCTTTTATGATAGCCTCAACTTTAGCTATGTCTTCTTCAGCGTCATACAGGTTAATTGGGCTAGGTCTAACGGCTAGATTGACGTTTTCATAATCTGGGTATTTTTCTCGCAGTGCAAATAGCCTGTTTTGAAATGCTGCGCCGCCCTCAGTAGCGAGATATAGAACACTGCCCTTGTTGACTCTATTGCCCAGCCATTCCCTGCCTGCTGCGATATGATAGGCTAAACTCATGCAGAAAAATGACTTGCCCACGTTAGACGGGCCATAGACCACGCTAATTGAGTTTTCTGCTAGCCAACCTTTAGCAATGTATTTGTTGTCTAATTGCGGTCTAGCCTGATCTGGAAATATAACCTCGTCTAATACATTGCGCGGCTCTAATGCTTTGCGTGTAAAATCTGGGCCACGCGCTAGCCATACATCATTCCAGTCATAGCTTTCCGTTTGCGGCAATATGCTTTCCACGCCATGCTCTGTGAATGCTTTTTGGCAAGCTGCCCGTC